CTGGGATCAGAACTAGTATAGGGCGTCTGGACATTTCCGGACTATATTCTGGGTTGCAAGCGAAGTCACGCTGTGCAGGGGTGTAGCTATGGACCTGTACCGCCTATTAGCCACTAGTACTGATCCCTGGACATATGGACCTGGATACAGGCCTAAGCCCTGGTCGGCCGGTAAACAATTACTGTCGGGCTTCAACCCATGTGTCCTGGGATCAGTTACAGATCATGATGTCGAAGGGGTTTGCCATTATGGTCTGCGCTGGTCCAGTTTAGAATGATTCTAAACTAGAAAATAAAAAAAGCCACAAGCCGCAAGCTTCAAGCTTGACAGCAGGTGATGGATAGTATAGGATGTATTTAGAAAGGAATAAAACAATGACTGATAAAATAGAACGTAAAAATAGATTCACGGGAGAGTCTTACATGTTAACAGCTGCAGAGGCTAAGATCCATGATAAAATATTCACGGACGAATACGCTGCCACAGTGGAGGACCAGGCCGCGGGCTTCGATGGTGCTTCTAAGTTATGGAAGGAAGTTCGTAAAGGTTTGAATTACTTCAGACAGCACAACGCCAAAGCTTACATGGTGCTCTTAGACTGATGCCACGTAGAATAAAACATAATAACTTGCTGCCATGGTTCCTGGAGGACCATGGCCAGTTACCAGCCGGCTACGTCCGCGCGTGTGAAAAATTTTTTAAAAGCCTCAAGCTACAAGCATCAAGCACCAAGCCACAAGCTGCAAGCTTGACAGCCCGGAGCTCAGGTGATACAAGTAGGATTATAAAGGAGAAATTATGAAAACTGATGAAGCATTAAAAATTATAGGCGGCTCGCTGTCGAAGCCGTCAAAGATGCCTGGCTGGTCAATAGGCCTGCCGGCCAAAGAATGTAAAACTGGGTCCAAGCTCCGGAAGGTTCAGGGCTCAACCTGCTATGACTGTTACGCTCTTAAGGGCTGTTACGTGTTCAAGGTAGTTCAGGATGCACAGTACAGGAGGCTGGCAGCCATCAAGGACCCGCAATGGGTTCAGGCCATGACTCACTTGATCAACAGCAAGAAGCCCGACGTGTTTAGATGGCACGACTCAGGCGATGTCCAGGATCTGGACCATCTTAATAAAATTTACGAGGTCTGCAGGTTAACACCTTCTAAGCGTCACTGGTTACCGACCCGTGAAGCATGGATACAGAAACACCTGAGCAGCAAGCCCAGCAACCTGGTGATCCGGTTCTCCATGCCCATGGTAGACCAGGCCCCAGCTGGCAGCTTCGATAACTATTCAACAGTGGTGAAGAGCGGCGCGACGTGCCCAGCTCCTAAGCAAGACAATGAATGCAGAGACTGCAGAAATTGCTGGAATTCTGAAATAAAAAATATAGCATATGGAATTCACTAAAATGTTTAGACACCCAAAATATTATAAAGAATTACGCAAGCGTAATAAAG